GCGGCAGATGCATTAATGTCTGCATTAACAATTGTATTAGTAAGGTTTAACTTACTGTAAGCAATCTGAGCAGACGCATTAACATCTGCGTTGACAATTGCACCAGTAGCAATTGAAGTAGTAAGCGTTACATTGCCTGAGCCATTAAAGGATTGGGCAGATGCTTCAACATCTCCAACAATTTGGAAGTCACGGGCTGTAGCAAGGGTTGTTGCTGTAGCAGCATTACCTGTTGTAGAACCTGACGAACCACTCACATTACCAGTTACATTTGCTGTAATTGTTCCTGCGGTAAAGTTGCCTGATGCATCACGGGCTACGATTGCACTAGCAGTATTAGCAGATGTAGCAGTAGTGGCTGTGTTAGCCACTTTGCCAGCAGTTGATATTGTAGCCAACTTAGTATCTGCAATAGCAGCACTAGCGTTAATGTCAGCATTAACAATAGCGCCATCTACAATCATTGCGCTAGTAATTATGTTTGTATCTGTTGTCTCAAGGACGTTAGCAATAGTTAACCCATGTGCAGTAGTTGTATTCTCAACGTGAGCGTTGGCTTCACGATAGTCACGACCAATTGCCATGTGTCGAACTACAGCACCTGCTGAGTGAGACTGTCCAGTTGAACCGTCAATAGCACGGACCATGGTTAGCGTATTAGTGCTAACCGCCGTAACATCTACAATTTCTTCAAGTGCTGTATCTGGGTCAATAACTACTGTGAATATCTCACCAGCAGAAATTGTAATACCACCAAGTAACGCACTTCCAGATACGACTGTAGCCGAAGTGACGCTTGAGTTAATTCCAGCAGTAAGGGTGGTTTGCTGGGAACGGGATGAGTATTTTCTAGTTGGCATTCAATCTTCCTATCGGCTGAAGTGAACTCGTGGCGGGTATTGTTGTTGTTGCGACATTGTTTCTTCTGTTAGACGCTGGTTGTAAAGAGCAAAGAGTTGGCGATACGCATTAGTTGCTGAACCAAAGGTACGCTTGTTATCGGTTTCATCAGCCTGTGGTGACTGTGCACCAGTACGGGCTGGGTCTAGGTATGCAATCAAACGGTATGAAGCACCAAGGATTACAATGTCTCGGCAAGACTCTGGCAATCCAGTCTGTGTAGTAAATGAATCTGTAGATGATGTAGATAAAGTTCCAGGGGCTGTGGCATAAACAACCTTTACCTTGCGACCTGAAGCAATTCTGTCCCCAATAGTTACTGTTTGCGCTCCTGCGCCCCAAGTATCAGTATCTGGGAAAGCATCAAAGTCCCAACGCTTAACGCGAATCCACTCTCCGCTAGAGCCAATATCTTGCCAGTGCATAGTTAAAATGTTTTGAATGTTCTTATTGTCTAGTTCGTATGTGTTTACAATTGTGCTACTAAATGTAAAAGATGTTTGCTTTACCGCAAAGATGGCAGAACCCATTGCACGGATAGTGTCTTGGATAGCACGCTTTACAACGTGCTTAGGGAATGTAGGTGAGATAGTTACTTTAGAACCAGCATCATGTGTAGCAGCAGTAGAACCCATAAAGCCTCGACCATAAGGGGAGACTGTTCCAGTATTAGAGATACGGTCTACGCTATCTACCCATAGCAGTTCATCGTCAACTTCAACAATACCAGAGCCAAGGCGCTGAGCATCAGCCACACTAAAGATAGTAGGTGATGCAATGGTAGATGTAGTTGTAGAGATAGGTGCTGTTAAGTGTGTAGCCTTGTCTTGCTGAATTGTGTAACCTGCAAGGTTAATTAATACCTCATTAGTTAAATCGTTTAATAGAATACCCATTACCATTTCACCTTATCTGCCCAGTAGGCTGCGCTTAGTTTGCCTTTGGCAATATTCTTAGCATGTCTTGCTTTAAAAGATTTGCGCCGTGCTGCATAGGATGCAGACTCACCAGTCTTTTTAGGAGAACCAGATACACCCTGCTGGCCAAAACGAATTGTCTTAACTTGAGTTCCTTCTTTAGCCACAACTACGTGTGACTTCTTAGGATGGTTAGGAGTACGCTTAGGCTTGTTAAAGCCAGATACACCAGCACGGGTTAATCTAGAATCTTTTTTCATCTGTACTTAGCCGTCTTCTTTGCTATAGGTTTAGGTTGTCTTACAAACTGTTTGCCAGCACGAGTACCAGCACGCTTAGCAGCAGAGGTTCTTGCATACTCTGCAGTACTTAAAGCCGCTCTTGCTTTTTTAGGCAGATACCGCTCACCAGTAGCCTTAGCACCTTGAGTGCTTGGCTTACCTGATTTAGTACCCCAATCTTCTTTAGTCCATTTAGACAAAGACTTTTGCTTACTTGTCTTAGGACCTGAATAACTACCACCAGCCTTTTTGTAAGCCTGTGCCAGTAGTTGTGCTTTACGAGCAGACCATTGGCCAGGCTTACCACCTTTAGAACCAGCCATAATCTGATTCTTTAAACGCTCACGTAAACTTGCTTTGGTGTAGGCCATTATTTTTTATCGCTTTTTGGTAGCGTTTTTTTGAGCCTTTTTTAACAAAGCATCATATTGTGCTGGAGTATATTCTTTTGGCTTAATTACTGTTGGCTTAGGAGTTGGCTTTACTTTGCCAATATCTCGTAGTCCAACTGTGCTGCCGTTAGGCAAAGCAACTACAGGGCCAGAGTTACGAGTTGGTTTAGCCAATGGTTTACGCACTCCAGTAGTTGGCTTACGCGGTGCCATTGGTTTACGTGGCGCTGGCTTCTTTGCTTTCTGCATTACATGCCGCCAAACATTCCACGCTTAGGCATAGCCTTCTTTGCTGTCTTCTTAGCCATCTTCTTTTTAGCAACCTTTTTGACTGCCTTCTTCTTGGCACCCATTGTCATTGCCTTTTCTTCCATACCTTCAGCCTTAGCGTACATCTTTGCCGCCTTCTTACCTGCTGGTGTGTATGGGAACTTCTTATCTCCGACCATTGGCATTATATTGCTCCTGCTTCTTTAAGTGTTGCTACCGATTTTTTATTAATGAACTTAGCACTAGTCATATCATTTGCATCATATGGCTTGCCCATTGCTTCAGAAGCAGTAACAGCACGCTGAACTGCAGCCATGCTAGTACCTTCTGGTTGAATACCCTGTGCTCTAGCAGCACGATAAGCATTCAATTCTCCATCCCATTTCTTATTGCTCATAGCCTTTTGAGAGGATGAATCTCCTGGGCTAAGTTGTAAGCCAATTACTTTGCAACCAAAGCAACCTTCAACATCTTCTGGATGGTCTTCTCTATGTTTCATACCGTCTCCACTGTGTAACCCACAGCCTCAAGGGCTGCTTTTTCAGCAGCATCTACTTCATAGGAGTAACCACCAATGTAGGCTACATCCGCTGCTTGAACTTCTTCGTGTGAAGGAAATCTAATCTCTGTATAAACAGCACCGTTTTTTAGAACGCTGATTCCTTTAGGGATTTTAATTCTAGAAAACAGTGGATGGTATTCGCCATCCATCTCTTCAAGAATTGTTGGTGTTGTAAAAATGTAAGCCATTATCTCTCCCAATCTTTTTACTGATAGGCAGGGGCCGAAGCCCCTACCTACCCGTCTAAATACTGTTAGACTGTTGGACGGCCTGAAGCCGCTGATTCGATGCGAACCAATGCTGGTGTACGGTATAGAGACCAGTTAATAATTCCGTACCAACCGACTGGGTTGAAACGGTTAAAGCGGTCCTGGACCACTCCAACTTCCATTCCTGGTTCCTTCCATACAGCCTCAGCAAGTGCCTGTGCACCAACTACGTATGTGTTGTACACACGTGTCTGTGATGTGCTTGAGCCTGTTCCTGACTGTGAGTTTGTGCAGTTTGCACTCTCAATAAAGCGAACGCCTTCCCATGAGCCAGTCTCTCCACCGTATAGTGGTGCAGCATTCTGGTACTCATGTGGAGTACGCCATACGTTGTTACCTGTCTCTGTGCGTAGGTCAGCAGAAACTTCTGGGTGGATGTACGCAACGTACATTCCAGCAGCCTTGTACTGAACTCCAGCAGCACGCATCTTTGTAACAGCGGTGCGGATAGCAGCAGACTTCATTGTGTCTGCTGGTGCGATTGTGTTCTTAGCAGCAACTGTGCCAACACCATCGTAAACGTTTGATACTGCGCCTGAACCGCCAGCAACACGAACAATGTTCGCGCCTGCGTCCAACTTAGCAACTACTGCTGCATCAAGTGTCTTTGTCATGTTGAAGCCAACTGCGTTAGCAACCCATGGGTCAATGTTTGCAAGTGACATCAAGTTAATCTTCTTAACTGGAAGTACTGAGCGACCTAGTTCTAGTTGTGCAATGTCTAGGTATGTTGTTGCTGGTAGTGCTACTGAGTCTGGGTCAACTGTCTCATTGAGTGTTGCGCCTGCTACAGTAGTATCAGCGATATCTGTATTGAACTGGAAACGGATTGAAGAACCGTTGTGTGTTAGGGAGCCGACCTTCTTGTCCGCAATTTCGCGGAACTTTGGAAGGATACGAAGATTAGTCTCGATAAGTTTATCGTAGGCTAATGTTACAAGATTGCTTCCTAATCCAGAGGACGTGGTTGTAAAGACATCTGCCATTTGGCTCTGTCCTACCTTTCTGGTTTAGTCGGTTACGAATTAACCGAGATTTTTAATGATTGACATAATCTCTTCTTCAGAAGTTGCATTAGCGATTGCTCGCTCAAGGTCTTCTGAATAAGCGGGAGTGTCAGCCGATTGAGTTGCAGAATCCTGTTGCTGTAAAGCACGTAGGTTTTCTGTATCAACTGGCTTTTCTTGATGAGGCGTGTACCCAATTAAGTCACCATTCTCAATGAGCCAGTTTGAAACTGCGTCTTCATTGATAGTGTCTAAGTCCTTAAGGACAAGACGGGTAGCCTTCGTGTTCACTCCCTTTGATTCTAGGATTTCTCTAACTGTTCGCTCATTAGATTCTTGAGAGAACTTCGCTAGTTGTTCTTCAAGTTCTTTAATGCGCTTTTCATCTGCTCGTTTGGCTTTGCGGAGGTTAGCGATACCATCATCGCCGTACGAGTTTTGAGAACGGTTTAATTCATTCTCTAGATTGTCGTTATCGTTTTCCCAGTATTGTTCGTTGCTCATGCAACATCACCCTTCTATAGTTGTTAGTTTGTAGACCACAGTTCCATTCGGGGAAATGGGCTGGCTTCTACTACCAGACTTTTACGCCTGACGGGGCTGGTGGGTCCGCCTAGGGAATTTAAAATGCGCTAGATTTACCGCTACCTAGTGCGCCACGTGCTAAGCCTGATGTACCGCTAAATGAACCGACTTCTTTTTCAGCCAGTTTCAATCGCTTACGCTTAGCAGATTCAAGTTGCTTGAATACTTCTTCTTCTCCTGTTGCTTGGGTATAAGTAATACCTTCTTCATCATAAATCTGTCCAAGTTTTGTGGTGGTAGGAAGTACTTCTGAGATTCCAGCGTAGCCTTTACGGGCTTCTTCTTTCGTAATACCCAGTTGAGCAAGGGCTGTAGCAGTAGTCACATCTGTTAATAGATTCTGCTTAAGTGCTTCAGAACCAATCTCAGCAGATAGAACCTTTTGCTGTAACTTAGGTAGGTTTTCTTTAGGGCTAAGGAAGTATGCAATTAAATCTTCATCGCCAATGTTATAGAAAGTCTTTAGTGTTGACTTAACACCAGGGTCAGAGTTGTTGACACGAGTTACTACTGTATCAATTCTATCTTTAAACTCTGTGGCAGAAATGTCATTACCAATAATAGTAGCCATCTTAGCCTGCGCTGCCTTACGGTCTGTTCCAAAAAAGCCCTGTTGCCCATAGGCACGAAGTGTTTCGTTATAAGAGTTCTCTAGTTCTAAATATGCAGCCTCTGATATTACGTTAAGTCCAGCAGCACGGCGGGTTTCATTACCCTTAAATCGAGTAATATAAGCAGTAGTCTTACGTAGTTCTACTGCTGCTTGATTAGAACCAAGTCCTTCTTCCATAAACTTTTTAATCTCTGGAACTAATTCTTCTAGGCCATAGTCCTTAAAGGTACTCTCAAGTAATGTGTATGCATCTACATCTACTGTTGACTTGTACTTATTACCAGAAGCAATAAGAGTCTTAGTTGTTCCATCAGAATAAATACCAATTACATTTCCGTAAGCATCTGTTTCTGTAGAGACTAAAGTTACATTATTGTTGTTAGTATTATTGTTGTTGTTAGTATTATTGTTATTATTGTTATTGTTATTATTGTTGTTACTAACAAGTGCCCCGCCACTCGCAGGTGTATAAGCCAATGGCTTAATAATGCGGTACTCGCCTTTACCAGCAGCGCCAGTACGAACAAACTGAACTGTATAGCCTTGAGCAACTTGCTCATCTGTAAGGGTTGGTTGCTCCTGTGCCTTATAAGCAGCAGTTACACGTGCATTAAATGCTGTATTACTTTCACCTTTAAACTTAGTTAAAGCCTCTGGGTTGATAGCGCCAATTTCTGCTGCTGTATTTTCTAGATTAGAAATACTTGTTTTAGTCTTAGCAATTTGATTTTCTACCTGCTCAAGAAATGTGGCTGGTCTTGATGCAGCATTTGCTTTTGACATTGCAGCAGTTCTTGCTTTTTCTGCAGCGTCAGAAGCATCAACAGTTGGTGCTGGTGCTTTGTAATCAAAGAATGCGTTGTCTCTATCTAGTCGCGCCATTATGCCATCAGTCCAAACGTGCGAAGAATCTCAAGGGCATAACCTGATGCTTCTTCGCGGGCACCTGGTGACTTGAGCCATAGTTCTTTTGTTTTAGGACTGGTACGTAGTAATTTTTCGTAGTCTTTAATACTCATAACCCCAGCCTTCTGTGCTCCTGTTGCATCCCTGTTAGACATGGCTGCTTGAATATCTTCATCAAAAATACTAATTGAATTATCTGGAACACCAAGTAACTTACCCTTGAAGTATGCGTACTGGTTAGCAATGTCAGATGGCTTAACGCCCTCATCAATTAAACCAGAGATGTTTCCATAGAAACCTTTAGACATGCTCTTAATAGTGTTTTTAGCAGAATCTAAATCAGTCTTACCGCTAGGAGTAAAGACTCCCATTACCTTGTCAAGTGCTTGCTTTGTATCTAACTTGATACCAAAGGAAGATGCATACTCTTTAATTTCTTGGACATCTTGGGCTACCTTGCCGTTATTCTTTGTAAGACCTTCTAGGTCTGTTCCCTTAATTGCAGGCTTAAGAACTGTAGCCTTGATACGAGAGTAGTCATCAGCATCAAGATACTCACCAACAGTAGTAGTCTTACCAGCAGCAGTAGTAGTCTGCTTAACTAGCGCAGCCTTTTCTTCCTTGTTTACTTGGTCAAAGTATGTCTTCTTTTCAGCAGGTGTTGCCCTACGTCCAAGCATCATGAAGAAGTAATCATCAATCTCTTGGTCTGTTTGAGTTCTGCTAGTTAGGTTAAGTCCTGAACCATTACGGCCATCTCCAGTACCAGCGCCAACATACTTGTTAAGCAGGGTATCAAAACCTTGTGTAATTAAGATTCCACTATCTTGGAAGTTCATTACCGCTTCTACTGAAACCTTGCTTGCAGCATCAGTAATAGCACGGGCTAAACCAACTACATCCTTAGTCTCATACTCTGACTTCTGCATATAGCCAGCGTCATAAAGACGCTTACGTAGATATTCAATACCCTTGCCAGCCTTAGCCTCTGCCATGTAGCGAGAGCGAACTTGTTCTGCTGGAAGAATCTCGTAATCACCTTTAGGGTTAATGTAAAGATAAACTCGTCCAGGCATTCTGGAAATTGACTTACCACTTAGAATCCAGTCATTGCCATCTTTGGCAATTTCAAACATACCACCAGGGCCGAAGTCCTCAGTCATATCTTTTAAGGTTTGATTAGTTGTACCGCCTGCTGCTGCCCTTGCACGAGCCGCGTCTGGTGACATATCTACCATTATCGGACCTCCGTTGTGTATGTGTCACGAGAGTAAAAACCTAAAATTGGTGCAAACACTGCTCTGTTGGCCTCTCTCATTGCTGGGTCTAACTTAATTAAATCGTTTAGAACTTGTTCAACTTGCGCTTTCTTGTCGCGCTTTAACTCTGAGAAGTTCCAGATGCGTCTGCTCTCTGGGTCTTCTGAGAATGAAATAAACTCACGCATTAATGCAACAACAGTTCCCATATTCTTGCGAATCTGTGGTGATACTGGTGTTGACTTGTCAATAACAATCTGCTCAATAGATGAAAGGATTTCTTTCTCTGTTGAAACTTCAAAGCCACCAGTCTCAAGGGCCTTACGCAATACTGGATAGCCAGCCTTTAATGCATTACGGCGGAAGGTTGCCTGCTCAATAATTCCCTTACGGGTTTCAGGGGCTGTAGTGTTATCAAGCAATCTACGCTCTTCGCGCTCAATATCAAAGTAAGCCTGCTTAGCCTGGGCAATAGATACATTGTCTAAGTATGTTTCAAGGGTAGGTAGTTTAATTAACCCTTGTGCTTCTAGCCAAGTGTATGAATCTGCTGTGTAGTCTCCAGTTTGTGGACCAAAGATATACGCTGCTTGACCATAAACCTTAAGGAAAGACTGGTTGTTAGAAGCCCACTTATACATAGTGTCTGTCTTTTGGATGGCTATCTTTGTAGCCTTCTCGTTACGAGATACTGTATAAATAATCTTGCGTGGGTTCTTACCCACAAATGTAGCAACTGCTAATTCGTATGGGTCTGTTAACCAGTCACCTTCAGCCTTTGAGATACCAGCCAAAATGTCATAGAACTCAGCACGCATATTGGTTACACCAGTACGCTTAATGTAGTCTGGAATACCTTTACTCTCACGCAATGTAGGTGAGATAGGGCTAATCATTCCAAAGAATGCACGGGCTGCAAGCACGTTATGTGCTGCAATCTTCATAGTCTTTAAGTATTCAGACTTCTGTGCATCTGTTGCGTTCTCTGGTAACTGAACTTCTGGTCCACCAAATGCCTGTAAGTATGCAATAGCCTGGAATGCAGCAGTTGTTTCTTGACGATTCATCTCATCAATCTCAATTGCACGGGCTGTAGCACCACGGCCAATAGTCTCTAGGTTCTGCAAGAACAATGGCATAAGTGCTTTACGCAAAGTCATGTTATCGCCAAGGTTACCTAATGCCCATGAGTCATAATCATTGGCAAAGTTTGTAGCCTTATCGCCCATCTTACCTGGAATGTAGCCAAGCATTCCCTTAATACCAAGGAATGATAACGCTGCAATTGGGCCAGATAGTGATGGCTGTCCAGCATCAGGAGAAAATGATGGGTTAATCAAACGTAGTTTAAGAGTAACATCGTTGAACTGTGGAACTTTAAATGCTCCACCAGTAAACTTACGTACTACTGGTTCAACTGCTGTGTTAATAATTGTGTCAGTTGGTAGTACTACGTATGGCTCACCTTGGTCATCGTAGTAAATCTCACCACGAGCAGATAAACCCTGATGCGCTAGACGCATACGATAGATAACCTGTAGTGGCTTCTCACGCATTAAGCGGTAGTAACGTCTCCAGAAGTCTTCTGTTGCACGATAGAAACGTGCCACTGTGCGTGTAGATAAAGCAAAGTTAGAACGAATTGCAGGATTATCTACATACTTAAGGATTGTATTAGAAGCATCATCCATAGCAATTTCTGTAAAACGCTTAGCAGCCATAGTCTCTGCTTCTTCACGTATCTTAAGCAAGTCTTTAGATTTAGTTTTTTTGATTCCTTCAACCATTTGCGTATATAAATTATCTGCAAACTGTTTCTGTAATCCTTCATACCCATCACGAAGGCGGCTATAGGTCATAAGAACTGCAGGTTGACGGAACAAACCGTTTACCTGTCGGTCCATTGACTCCATAATGGAGTTACCAAACTTGCCCCACATTGTTTCTAAGTCTGCTTTATCAAGAAACTCTTCAAACTCAATGGATGTATTAATCTCACCCGTTGGCTGCTTGCCAACAGTAGCCTTCTCAAAGTCTTCAAACGAGATTCTGCCAGCAACCTTTGACCATTTGCCAGCAACTGTCTTGCCGCTCTGCATTTCATAGGCAACAAGGTCATTGTGTCTAGCAGCCATTAGGTTGAATAGGTCTTGGTTAAAAGACTTAGGACCACCATGGAAAGTATTACGCATGTCTAACAACATGCTTTCTACGTGGATACGTGCAATTTCTGCTTCGCCAATACCACGCTGTGTGTAGTGAACTGAATCACCAAATAGTGAAAGAAACTGTCTAACAGTTGCTGGACGCTTTACAAAGAACTGACGAGTAGTAAAGTCATACTCTACGCCTAGAACTTTTAGCATATTGGTTCTTGCTGTGGCAAAATCTTTAGCGGTCTTTAGACCGTTGTTATCAAAGAACACTGCTGCTGGGTCAACTGTTTCTCCAGTTTTAAGTGAATACTTATTAGCAGCAAACTGACGATACCATGCATCAAAGTGGGCAAGAGTTAGATACTTATCGTTAGTACGGCGTAGTTCCTCTGTAGATAATGCACGGAACTTACGACCAGTCTTAACTCCAACTTCCTCTAATGCCAAAGAAAGCGTAGATGGTGTAAAGATTGCATCAATAATATCTTTATCGAACTTACCACCAAGGGATGTTCGAGCAGATATAGAAGCAGCCATTGAGTTAATTACATCTGGGTGATGCACGAATGCATCCTTTAGCCACTTAAACTGTGTAATAGACTCATCCACACCAAAGGCGCTGTATACACGCTTAATAGTTTCTTCACGAATCATTAAGTGTGTTACTTCTTCAATTGGAATCTTCTTATCAATTGCTAAATCACTAGCAATCTGTGCACGTTCTGCAATACTTAAGGTTTCTTCTGCTCCACCCTTACGGAATGCCTTGTTAATACCACGGCGAATAGGACCAACAGATGATGTAGAACCAGTAAGTGCAGTGGCTACATTCTTAAACTCTTGAACATCTCTAATCTTTCGTAGTGAAAGTAAGTCAAGTAATGGTGCATTAAGGGCGTACATAAACGCCTCATCAATAGCAGAACGAATACCCAAACGAGGAAATAGTGTAAGAATTGTCCAGAAGTTAACAAACTCAGAAACATACTTGTTACGTGTAGCACCATCAAAGATGGCTGGAATAGAGTTCTTGCGGCGTGTAGCCGCAGCAACCTGAAGAATCTGCTCGTATGGTAGAGAACCAATACCTTCTGCTACCTGACTAGGCTGCACAATGCCACGGGCATTAAGAATAGGAGAATCATTCTCAATACGTAGCACGTGTTGGCTAATATCATCCATAAAATCTGTAGGTACTTCTGTTCTAGAAGTAGTAGTCATACCAGAACGGTTATTGAAAGTCTTGTTAAGAATCTCTTCCATAACCTTACGACCTTCAGCAGTTCCATGTAGACCATAACGGTGCATAACTGCTGCATACAGGTTACGAATAATAATAACTTGCTCGTCAGCCTGTGAATCTAGGAAATGGAATGTAACAAAGTCCGCAACATCACGGGTAAATACCTGTCGTGCTACAAGACGGAAGTTTTCTGCAGTTTTAACAGCATCTTCACCAAGAAGAATCTGTGTACCAGCAGGGTTACGACTAGCAGACTTACCAACAATCTCACCAATACGCCGTGCTCGTTTAATGTCTTTGTCAATGTCAGCAAAGCGGCTAATACCAGCAATGTTTACACCTTTATCAATGTCAGCACCAGCAGTCTTAAGAATACTTACAGCATCAATGCCTTTATTCTGTGCATTGGCAAGGTCAGTTGCAGTTTTTCCATTAGCAACAGTTGGATTCATAATTGAATCTACAACTTTAGCAATACCCATACTGATGTGACGTTCTGATTGTGCCGTTGGCACACCGTTACGCATAAATGTAATACCATCAACACGGCCATTGAGTAGGATTCTTACGTTTTGGATTTCACCAAAGAAACCTTCAGCAGTCTTTGAGTCAAAAACCTTTTTATCTGCTAAAAGTTTTGCAACTTCAAAGTTACTAAAACCAGGATAGTTCTGAACTAGTTCACGATAAGCGTTTGACTTATCCATGGTACCTTTTTTAGCCTCAGCAAACTTTCTGATAGCAGGTCCAACACCATTTTCAGAATCCCATAATGTTTTAACGCTAGGGTCTGCAAATGCTTGCTGGATTGCGCCCTTAAGATTTCCCTTAGACGCTTCTTGCATAATGTTATCTGCAATACGGCCACCTCTAGTGGCAATCTTGCTAGTTCCACCAGTAATCCATGTCAATGGGTCAATGGCAACTTGATAAACTGCATCAATTGAACCAGTTATAGCAGTCTGATACTTACCAGATAGCATACGGGTATTTAAGTTTCCGCTGTTAGCCTGATTCGATGTATAAATCTTGCGATATAAGTCACGACCTGGTGAGATAGCAGCAGACTTTGTATCAAAAATAATCTGAGCAAATGTTTTTTCATCATCAAATGCTTTAGTAATAGCATCTAAAATCTTTGGGTTTGGCTTACCTGCAGAATCCACACCATAGGCTTCAATAATTTCGCCAGGTGTTTTACCAGATAGTAATCCTTGTGCGACAATTACAGTTTCATTGCCATAAACTTTCTTAGCACGTTCAATAGCACCCTTGTCCCAAGCGTCACGGCCATTGTATGCATCATCCCAAGTCTTCTTAGAGAATGGATTTGCGCCTTGTTCAATCTGGCGACCTGCAACATAGCCAGTATTAATACCTTTACCATAGGCAACTGCAACTTGAAGTGTTGAAACAATAGGGCTGAATGCTAACTTGCCTATTTTTCCAGCAATACCAAGACCACGTTGCAGTAGGTTAGGGTCTTCTTGAGTAAACTTAGCAGTTGGGTATAAAGCCTTCATGTTTGTTTGGGCTTCTTCTGTTAATGCTTGGAACTCACGCTTTGCATCATCTACTTTAAGCGCACGAAGTTCTTTTGCTTTTTTAACAGTATAAAATAATTGCTCAACAGCAACCTGTGCATCTGGTGGTAGGTTGGCGTTTTTTGCAGCATTATAAACCGAAGGGTTAACTTCCCCTACTACTGGATTTATGCGTGCCATTAGTACCCATATTCAGCAAGGGTGGAGTAAATAAGTTCGGCTTCTCCAGTTGGGTCAAACTGTGCAATCTTACGCATAGTTACGGAGACAGGTTCTTTTGTTGTTGGAAGGTTCATTGCTTCACTTCCTGCACCATCGCCAATGTCAATACCATTTTCAACTGGTTCATTAGGGCGATTACTTGGTGCCATTAACTCTGTTGGCATTTCCATCTGGACTAATCCAGAACTACCCATTGCACTAGAACCCATAGTATTACCAGCCAAAGGCTGTGCTACTTGGTTTGAGTAGGTTTCTCCACCTTGTCCGTATGAGAGTCCTGAGATATACCTGGCAGGTTGCGTTGGTCCCCCGTCAGTGCGTTGAGAAAGAGCGCCAGGGCCTGATACTGGTGCTGGGTTATTCGGCGCTTGATAGCCACCTTGTTGTCCCTGTGTTCCCATTATTCATCTCCTTCTTCCAATTCATCATCTTCATCTGCTGGTGGTTCACCAAAAGATTCTTTATTGTATTCTTTAGCCATACGCATCATGCCGTAGGCATTCCAGGGTGTCATTGCTTCTGACACTTCCGTATGCAAGTAACGAGTTCCATCATAGTCTGCCCATTCTGTAATTATTAGCCAGTTAGCGCAGATGTAGTTAGACCCTTCAGGGTCTTCCTCTATTAGAACTCTTAGTGCTTGCTCTATCTTCTCCCTGAATCTGTCACTCATTTTGCGTACTGAATCTTTGTTATAATTGGTGCACTTGTATAGATGTCCCACATGCAAGCAATCTCAATTGCTCTACGAATTATTTTTTCCGCTTGCTCTGGAGTTTTCGCTTTATCAATATGTAAAGCCTCCATAACTCCCAAAGCAACATCGCCACCGCTCCCACCATAATAGATACCACGGCTATCACGGTCCCAAGAATAATCTTCAAAGATAGGGTAAATAACTCCATGTATGCTGATAATAAAATCTGAATCCTGCGCTGCTGCATCCCCGTCTTCTTTCATGTCATAACCTGCATCTATGAAAACTTTACGCATTGCAGGTATAAACTTCTGTGTCATAAACAAATCTAAGTCTTCTAACTTAGTTGGTTTAGGTGGCTTCCAGCCAAACTGCAATATGTTAGAACCGCGACTAGCGCCAGAACCAGCAATTAAATAACCATTGTTCTCAGTAATCTTATGAGTAGCAATCGTCATAGGACGACCGCCTTCATCTGATGCTCTAGAATCGCAACCGATTACAGACCAACCATCTCCTTGATAAGCAGCAAGTGTTGTCATTGTCCCCTACCTAGTTATCTTTGAGTTATGGTTCGTGCTGAAGCGTTTGCTGTTCCACCCATCGTTAGGCTGGAAAGTAAACTTTGTAGTCCCTGCGGAGGAGCGCCACCTGCTGGAGCCGCGGCGGGAGCAGGGGACGGTTGCTCAACCTGAGGTGCTTCCCCAGCAGGTGGTAATTCTGGAGCGAACACGTCATTGATTGCGTCCTCAATCTGAGTGCCCTTCTGGCGCATACGGATAACTTCTGCAATCTTCTTAACGATTGTAGTTGGGTCTCCGCCATTAGCAATAAGTTGTGGAATTGCTTGTGCTGAAGCATTAAGAGATGCGATGAGTGCATTACGCATTTCCTCAACTTCAATCTTTTCCTGCTCCTGAGTTACGTTAACTCCGAATGGCAATTCTCGTTGTGCTAAATCCTTAGAGATTAATTTACCGCCAAGGGCCTGCAACATAAAGATAAGTCCCTGTGCTGGGTTAAGCCCAGCCAACATTCCATAACGAACATCAGCAGAGTAGTCTCCCTTAATGTCCTTTGATGGTGTGTACTCAATTGCATAAGGGCTACCTGCATCAATACCACGAATAGACTTTTGCTCGTTAAAGATTTTCTCATCTACTTCAAAGCAAAGTGAAATTACAGTCTTAAGTGCAGAGGCAAAGATAGCCTGCGCTGACTTAACCTGTGTATCAAATCCACCCATAAGGGCTTGCACGCCCTGACCAGTAATGATTGAAGCATCAACATTTCCAGTACGTGATTCAGGATAGCGTGTACCAGTACGCAATTCATTTTGTAGAACTGCTTGCTCATTAAACAATGAGCCAGATACTGGTAGTTCAACTCGGCGAACACCTGCTGGGTTCTTAGTACGGATAACTCCGTCTCCACCGAATTGGAACTCGTTCACATCGTCAGGGACAATCAGTGGTGACTGCACAGCCTTCTCTGTTGCTTCCATCGCAAGTAATGCGAATCTATTGCGAAGCAACTGAATACCAAGCACGTCATCAAACTGCCCACGCATTTCACCATCAACAGTTGGTCGCTTAGCGACTACAACCATCATCTTGCCAATAGGATTCTTGGCACGGGAGATAACTAGGTTCTGGCGGTCTGGAACGAGTGTCCAGTTCAATGATGAACGGGACAAACCCAAATGTGATGTACCAGTCTGCGCCTGTATACATCTGTACTTGCAACTCAGAATTGTAAAGATAGTTAGCAGCAATGCGAGTACGGTTGTCTGCTGCTTTACGAGCACGGTCTTTTGTTTGGCTAACTACAGAGCAGTTAACTGCTGGTAGTGGTGCCATTACCTCTGATAAGTCACGGGCAACAATGTCAACAAAGTTGGCAACTACGTTAGCCTCTACACCTTCAGGAAAGAAGTCAGGGTATACGCTAGAAATCTGGCCTTGACGAACTAGCAATACGTCTTGATGACGGCCATCGCGGTCACGGGTGCGGTCTTTTAAAGACGCAACACGTGCAAAAATTTGCTTATCAGTTAGCATTATTTACTATTCCTCTTTGCTCGTGCAATGGCTTCTGCAATGGCTTTTCTTTGTGCTGGTGTAAGTCTCTTTTTTAACTCTGCTAAACGCTTATCACGTGCTATTTCTGCTGCACGGCGAGAACGAGTACGAGCCTTCATTGTTTCTATTCTGCGTTCTGGAGTTACATAATTGCGCTTTGGCGCATCTTTAGGACCAGCGGGTTTTCTATTAGGACCTTTAGCAATCTTTTCACGTAAGATTCCTTGAATACCACGCTCATCTGCTGTTCGCATTGCTGCTTTTTCTTCTTTAGTTAGTTCAGCAAATGCTTTTTTAATAGCAGTAAGTTCATCCTTTGGTGGTAAATCTTCTCTTACCTTTGGTGAACGTGCCTCAATAGTTTTGTTACCACGAGTAGAACGTGCTGGAATACCAGGTGTACCTTCTGGATAGAACTTCCCACGAATTGTAATACCTTGTGGTACTTCTTCAGCATCTACATCGCGCTCACGCTCTGCACGACCCTTGTTCTTATAATCTTTTTTACGCATCTCTTCTTGAGCATTACGAAGACGGCGCATTTCTTCTTGAGTTCTTGGACGTTCCTTTAATGAAGTTCTTGTGCTCCTAGCAGGAGGCTTAGTTACAGATTTCTTTCCAGCAATTTTTCTTGCAGCATTACGTTCAATACTACGTTCTTTTGCTGCATCTTTAGCGGCCTTAATTTCTTCAGCAGTTCTTTTAGTTGCTGGCTTTTTAACCTTAACAGATGTATCTACTGGCTTAGTAGCACGCTTGATTGGCTTAACTACTCTTGCACCGCTGTAACCTGCAGGTGGGCGAACTCGTGCTGCAATCTTAGCGGCATCAACTGGAGACAAAGGACGTTGCTCAGCAAGTTCTGCTTGTCTTTTTTTAGTTACTAAACCTTTTGTTTTTGCAGATTTTGTAGTAGTAGTTAATTCTTTTTTCTTTTGAACTCTTGCTACAGTCTGTGCTCTATTACGAGACATAACAACTCTGGCTTTTTCTGCTGCAACTCTTGCTACCTTTTCAGGATTCTCTGCAAGCATACGCTTTGCCATTGCTTCAATAGAACCTTCGGCTGGTGACTCTCTAAATGCTTTGTCAAGTTTAGGGTCGGAGTATCCGCTACCCTTATACTCATATCGCTTAGGGCCAGTCTTGATTCCCTTGTTTGCTAAAGTCTTAGCAGCACGGGCTTCATTACGAACAACTAGTTCTGCAACCTGACGCTTAGTTAATCCTTTTGCTGCTGCTTGAGTTAATGCTTTTTTAGCAGCAGTAGATACGGCAGCGCGAGCAATAAGTGATGCCACGCCAGCGGCTATCAATGGTACTGGCATCTTTACTCCTTACTTCTTTTTTGGTGGTGCAAGTTTACGTGGAACTTTTTTAACTACTGCTGCTTTTTTAGGTGTTATTTTTACAGCACGTCTAACAAGCACTGCTGGTCTAGAACTTCCACTATTAATTCTTACAGTTCCCCTAGGAGGATTTTCTGGATTACGTTCTGGTTTACGT